CGCCGGATTGTCTGCGTGAGTTCACTCACCGAGCTCTCCACGCATCAGCGGCAAAAAGTCCTCAAGTTTCATCACAATGCGCCACGGTTGCGCGTTCTGCCGAAAGGCCACAATCGGCACCTCGCCCGGCGCGCAGTGCGACTCAATCTGCCGGCACCACTTCGGCACCGCGAGCGTCTCCACGCGTTTGGCTTCGATCCGAAACTTGCCGACCTGGATGTCGTCCCCCGAGTCGCGGGCTTGGCCCAGCTTGCGCTTCACCACAAACCCCAGTTCGTTTGAGAGCAGCGCCGCCAGCTCCCGCTCTGCTGCCGCTCCCTTGTTTTTTGACGTCCGACCACTCATCAAAATGGGATAGGGTCGTCAAAGTCCTGGTCGATTGCCTCCGGCGGCGGGAGCTTCGACACAGATTTGCGTCGCGGCTTGCTGCTCACGACCCGCGCCTGAAACGTCGCGCGCATGGCTTCGACGACGGGCTCGGTCACGGTGCCGGCGCACGATTTGGCGAGCTCGCGACTCGAGTAAGACCCCGGCCCGTTCTTAAACGTCGCGCCGGTTTCTTTGTGTCGGTACTCAATGAAGCTCTCGCCGCCGTCTATCGCCTCGCCAAACGGCACAAGCGCAGGGATAAAAAGGTGCGAGTCGCACGCTTCAGCCTGCTTGCCTTTGTTTCGCAACTCGTTGCGTTGTTGGCAGCGCCATGCGCCCGCCTTAACAGGTGAGGCGTGACAGCACGTCCTGCAATTCACGTCGGCCACCCGCTGCTCATGGCACAAGCTGAAAAACTGGCAGCCTTTACATTGCCAGTGCGCCGGATCGTCACTCAACTTCGTCGGCGGCGTGGAAGCGTCAAGCACTCGCTTCGCGCGCGCTGCATAGTGGTCGAACGCGTCCTTATCAAAATGAACCCACTCGGTATAAATCTCGTCGTTATCTTTGTTCACCGCAAAGTACAAGGCGCGCTCAACCTTCAGCAACCCCATGTACGTCTGCATCTGCGCGTAATGCTGTGGCTTGCTCTCCGCAACGCCAAGCTTGCGCATCTCGGTGAAGCTTTTGGCGTTATGCGTCTTGACTTCCAAGATGGCCCACGACTTTGGCCCTTCGGGGAATCCCAGGCCAATGCCGTCCACGCTCCCGCCAAAATGCCCCGTCGAGTCTGCCACCCTGATCTGCTCGCCGTTCTCTTGAACGTGCAGCTCAACGCCAATGCCGCGCAGCTCTTCCACGACCACCGCTTCCTCGCGCCGGCCGCGGTCAAAGAGGCGCAGTGTGCGCCCGTTAAAGCTCGGCGCGGCAGCCCAGCGGAAGACGTTCCAGAGATAACGCTCGCACGCGTGACCAATGACTGACGCGCCGAGATGCTCGCGCTGCTCTTGCGGCTGCGCGCCACGCCACCTGATGACGGCCTCGGCCGTTGTGTGCTGGCTCGTAGGCACCTGCACCATTAGCGACGTTCCCACGGTCGCGTGGGCGGCTTCGACGCGGCAGGAATCGTCGCTGCATTGTTGACTGCGCTTGAAACCGCGCCATAAAACACTATTCTATTTCGTGTGGCGTCCTTCCGATCAAAATCGACCTGTGCCAGAACAGGAATGTCGTGCAACTGCTCGGTGTCGGTCATGGTCTCGAGGTGGCACGCCAAGCACAGCGCCTGCAAATTGCGCAGAGCGATGTCCTCGGCTTGTTTGGAGGGGTTGCGCACGTTGAGCCTGTCCCAGAGCCGGCGCCCGGCGTGCTGGCCGGACACGACTTGCAATGTGAGTTCGATGAACTCGCCCGTGCCCGCTTGAGTACGCTTGAGATCAGAGGCAACAACCATGACCTCGTACATGCCCTTCTGCAGCGGCCCAAGGGTCGGTAAGTTAGTCGCGACGTGATTCGCAGCATCAAAATTAAAACTTGGCATGACTTGCTCCTAATTGGAAATTGCAGATTCAAACGCGGCCCATTGGAGCGGGATGCTCTCGGGCAACGCGTAGCGATTTTTTGCCATGAACGCGGGGCGCTCGGCGGTGAACAACAAACGCTCGCCGGTACTGATGCCGCGGGCGACGGTCTTGTTGAACCCCACCTCGTCTTTTTTAATGACCGTGCGGAAGTTTGCAAACAGCACCGCGTCGGCCCACTCGCGCAGTAGCGCACTCGAGCGCGACTGCAACTTGGGCTGATAGCGGTCGTAGGGTTCTGTCTCCGGTGAGTCGAAGCGTCTGATTTCGCAGTGCGCAATCAGCACAACGATCATGCCGCACTCACTACGCAACGCGTTCAGACCGTCCAAAATTTGTCGCCAGCGGTCGGCCGCGAGCATGGCACCCTTGCCATACGCGAGGTCTTTCGCATCGTACTTACTCTCAATCTCTCGCCAGATCAGTGTTTCCAACCAATCGAGCGAGTCGATCACGACGGTGCGAAAATCATGGCCGCCGTCAAACAAAGCGCCAATCGCCGAGAGCACGTCGTCGCTTGATTTCGCAATCGGAAAGTGCTCAACGGACAAGTTGCCCAAACCGTCCTCGGTCGGAATGAAAATCGGGGAGGGCGCGCCCGCAGCAAAGCTCGACTTGCCGATTCCCTCGATGCCGTACACCATCACGCGCGGCGCGGCGAGGGCTTCGTTCCTGCGGATACTTTGTAAATCAAACGCCATGATGCAGCTCCTCGACCACTACATAAGTTTTAGCCGGCTTCACCGTCACAGCAGGCGCAATCTGGCGCCACAAATCGGGGCGCTCACTGCGGATTGCCTTTAGTGCTGTCTCGTTAGCCTCGAGCCGAGTTTTCCAACCCACTGGCCTCATCTCGATCGGCCACGCTGAACAGAGCTCATGCAATGTGTCGATATCTGGTTGATAAATTAATTTTCCCGTCGTGCGCACGCGCAGACCGTTTTTCAACACGCTGGTCGTCAATCCTTCCTCACGCGCTGGCAGCACGGTGAGAATCTCTGACTCGAGTCGCACCCGGCGTCGTGTGGCTTCGACTTCTGCCCGCTTCGCAATCAACCACTCAGCAGCCAGCCGCTCAGCAGTGATGGGGGCGTTCATGTCATCTCCTGTTGACATAATGTGAACAGGACTCTACACTGCGCACCACCACATTGCAACCCCCCCCCTCCACGGCGCCCAAAACACATGCGACCGGCGTCCAAAATCATCAAAAAGTTTGGAGGCGTCCGCGCCCTAGCGCGGGCAATTCACATCAGTCCATCAGCAGTATCGCGGTGGACAAGAAGCGGCTTCATTCCGCAGCGCCACTGGCGCGCGCTATTTAAGGCGGCTGCAGTGCGCTCGATTGAACTTTCGATCACAGACGTGCTCCCCGCGAAATTACGTCCTTGATCACGAATTCTGAGTTTCTGCACACATTATACGGTCCACTCGGACAAGGTGTTCACGGCTGGGTTACATGTTTTGCAGGCGACCCCAACGCCGCCGGCCCAGACCAGTGGACGGGGCAGCTTTACGTCGGCACGCCGAATGCGCGGCTGATGATCGACCGCCGCGGGGAACAAAATACTTATTACTCTGTCGCGCGGCTTAAACTCAACGGCGAGCGGCCGCGGCGCAGCAAGCATAACTTTGCAACGCTGGCGGCGCTGGTCGCAGACGACGCCGACCCGGCTGACCTAAACGGCACGCCGTCGTTTGTGATCGAAACAAGCCCCGGCAATCACCAGATCGGGGTGCTGCTGGATGCCGAAGACGCAAATGTCCGCGATGCGGCGCTCGTCGATGCGGTCATGCAGACAATGGCCGACGCGCAGCTTGTGCGCGCGGACTCGAGCGGCAACAACTCGGTCCGCTACTGCCGGCTGCCGCAGGGCACGAATGGCAAAGGCGGTCGAAACTTACCCGTTACTTTGCGCGAGTGGCGTCCAGAGCATCGGCTCTCGCTCGGGGACGCGCTTGGCGTGTTCGGGATTGACCTGGACGCGGTACGCACGCGCGTCTCGCGTGTCACACAGAGCGTGAAAGACGTGCCGGCTGACGCAGAGAACGCCGAGTTGTTGCGCCGCATCTTGACCGGCGAGTCGTATCACGACCCGTTGATGAAACTTTCAGCCAAGCTCGTCGCGGCCGGGGCCGCAGGCGGCGCCGTCGTGAACCACTTGCGCGGACTGATGGACGCCGCGCGGCCGAGCGAGCCCGGCGAGCTCGAGCGGTGGCAGGCGCGGTATGCAGAGATTCCAAGAATGGTGCAGGGCGCCGAGCGATTCAGACCGGCGCCGGTCGCGCCGGTGACGATCAACCTGGGCAGTCCGCGGCCCGTCGAGGCCAGCGCGGCCCTCGCGCCCATGGACTGGGCGGCGCTCGCCGCCCATGCGCCGGAGCCTGCGCCGTTCCGCTGGGCGGGGTGGCTGCCGGCGCGCACGACGACGCTGTTGAGCGCCAACGGCGGCGTTGGCAAATCGAACTTGTCGCTGCAGCTCGCGGCGAGCCTCGCGCTCGGTAAGCCCTTCTTGGGCGAGGCCGTCGAGGCGTGCAAAGTGCTCGTCGTGTCTGCAGAAGATAGCGAGCGCACGATGCACTTTCGCATACAAAACATTTTGACAGACTTGGGCGCGGCGTTGACCGATCTCGCTGGGCGCCTGGTAGCCTTCGATTTGACGCAGCACGATTGCGTGATGTGGCGGGACGGCTTACCGACCGCGCGGATGCAGTGGCTTGCGGACGTCGTGAAGGAGCACGCGGCCGAGGTTGTTATCCTCGACAACGCGAGCGATGTATTTAACAGCAACGAGAACGACCGCGCCGAAGTGCGTGGCTTCATGCGCTGCTTGAACGCTATCGCACTGCAGTCAGGCGCCGCGGTGTTGCTGCTCGCACATGTTGATAAGCAATCGGTGCGCTACGGCGAGGCGAAGGACAGTAACACGACCTTTAGCGGCTCTACCGCCTGGAACAACAGCGCGCGCAGCCGCTGGGCGATGACGCGCGGCGACGGGTCGGTGAGTCTGCGACACGAAAAGTGCAACTACGGCGCGCTGCAAGACGAGCTCGAGCTCGAGTTCGACGCCGCCGCGAGAGTGTTCAGGCGTTTCGGGCAGGTCGCCAGCACCGCTTTCGCACGCAATTTGTTGAGGGATGCCAAACGCGTTGAGATTTTGAAAATCCTGGTGGCCGCGCAGCAGCGCGGCATCTTGATCAGCCCCAGCGAGCACGCCCGCGGGGCGAGCGACGCATACAAGGCGTGTCAAAAAGTCATTCCAGACCGGCGTGCGTTCTTCAGCGAACTTACCTACATGCGTCTGGATGAGTTGCTCACCGTGCGCGACATTGTGCGCGACCGCAAGACGCGTGAGCAGCTTGTCGTCGCGCCCGCAGGCAATCGCTTGCTGGGTGAGGGCTAAACGTCGATTCCGCAACGCCCTGCGCTCGCGCGCAGCAGAGCGTTCTCGCTTTCGAGCTCTTTAATTTGCCGCAGGCAGCTTGCGATTCTGCTGCGCAGTTCGCGAATCTCTTGGCGAAACTCTTCGACTAGATGCGCGCGTCGATCCCACTCCGTTTGCCACGCGTCGGGCTGGCTCTGTTGGTCGATCATTTGTGATGCTCCGCTCTGCTGCCTGGTGCAGT